CAAAGCCTCACCAGAGGGCCAGAAACTGTTCGGCGGTGCTGCACCCGCTCAAGGTGGCTCACAAGCCCCCGCAGGCGATGCTGGGTTTGATGACGATTCGCAAGACATCCCATTCTGATCGGGAGGCAAACATGGAAAACATTCAAAAAATCGCGCTTGAGAAATTGCTCAAGTCGTTGGGTGCGTTGGGTTGCAAGTTTGCCGTCGTTGATCCAGCAGGGGTCAAGCACGGCGACCTTGAATTGGTTGACCCCAAAGCCAAAACAAAACGCAGCCCACTCAAACACCCACATGGCGAACTCAAACGCTACGTGGAGTCGCACCTTGATGGCATCGCCATTGGTGCAGTGGTGTCAGTGCCTCAAGACAAATTTGACCTTGAGACATTGCAATCTTCGTGTGGCCACTACATGCGTTTGAACTTCGGTTCGGACTCGTACATGACCACGCAGATGCGTGACCACAACCTTGTCCAAGTGCTGAGGTTGCTATGAAGGCGCTGTGCTTGATCCCCATATTGCTGGTGGGTTGCTCCAGCAATGCCCCACAGTACGGCACCCAAGAACTCATCATGGATCGACAAGTCCATGCCATGAGCCGCAACGAAGTCATCAATGCCGTCCAAGAGTGCGAAGGAAACGGCCTGCGCGCGTCGATGATTTATTCCAAACGCATGATCAACGGAAAGGCCGCAGACATTGTGGTTGACGTGACGTGCGCGCCCAAGTTCAAGTTCTACTAAGGAGAGACCCTTTGACAACAATCATTGCACGATCCGCTGAGTCGGTTCACTGGTACGGCCAAGACGGCTCACCCCAGTACACCGTCAAAGCCAAAGACGGCTCAGACCGTCCTACCACGCTGCGTGACGCACGAAAACTCAATCTTGTACCTTCGGTGACCACCATCATGAAAGTGATGGCCAAGCCTGGGCTTGACGTCTGGAAAAACGAACAGCTCTTGCTGGCCGCCCTGACGCTTCCCCGCATGGCTGCCGAGTCCGAAAAAGAGTTCATCGCGCGCGTCGTGGCTGACTCCAAAGAAACGGGCAAGCGCGCCGCTGAGGCAGGCACCCTGATCCATGAGTCCATAGAACGCTTCTACGCAGGCGAAACCGATGTCAAGCACCGTGAGTCTGCCGAAGCCTTCAAAGCAGCCGTAGAGGCTCGTTTTGGCAGCATGGTGATGATCCCTGAAGCCTCGTTCTCGTCCCCCAAGGGCTACGGCGGCAAAGTGGACTTGTACTGCGGCAAATGCGCGGTGCTGCCAGAGGGTTTGGTTTTGGATTCCAAGACCAAGGACTTCGGCCCCGACGACGAAGTGGTGGCATACGACGAAAACCTGATGCAGTTGGCCGCCTACCGCATGGGGTTGGAGTTGCCGCATGCACGATGTGCCAACGTGTTTGTGTCCCGCACACACCCAGGCCTCGTTCGCATCCACGAATGGACTGAAGAAGAGCTGATCCGTGGCTACCGCATGTTCGGTGCCCTGCTCACCTTCTGGAAGCTCAAAAACAAGTTTGGAGAGTGAGATGGGTGACGGAGAACTTTTTGGCTTTGCCATCATTGTGTGGGCTGTGTGCGCGTGGATCACTCACGTGATCGCTTGCATTCAAACCGCCTCATGGGCGCTGCTGATCATCGGCAGCATCATCTTCCCAATTTCTTGGGTTCACGGAACGGGCATTTGGCTCGGTATTTTTTAAGGAAAAAAATCATGGCAACAGAACAACGCATTTACAAAGTCACAAACGGTGACAAAACATACCTCGTGCAAGCAGTGAGCCAAGCGCAAGCCCTGCGCCACGTCGCTGGCCGCACCTTCGCTGTCGAAGTGGCCAAGGCCATCGATGTCGCTCAGCTCATGGGCAAAGGCGTGCACGTCGAAACCGCTTCGGTGATCGCAGAGCAAACACAAATCAACGTGGGAGAGTAAACATGCAATATGAGTTCACCATCAAGTTGAACCAAGACGATCTGGACAAAGTCTTGGTCGCACTGGAAAAACTTCCATTTGCCGACGTGTTCCATTTGGTCAAAAACATTGCGAATCAAGTGTCCGCTCAAACCGCTGATGCGGCTGAGTTCGAGTTCGACATGGAGCAAGCAGCCATGAACTGGAAGCCCACACCTCCAAGCAACATGACCATGGAAGAGGCTTTGCAGCACTTGAAGCAGCAACTGGATCAAGCTGCCGCAAAACGCGCCAAGCCTGCCGCCAAAAAGAAAGTGGTTGCACGCAAGAAGCGAGGTGCCAAATGAGTCTTGAGCTGACATCCGAAGAGATTCGCAAGGTGTTTCACGAAACCTACCTTGAGCAAAACTACAACTTCTTGGTCGAAGACTTGGAAAAGCTGGCCAACGCATTTGTGGCGGCATCGGTGAACAAGATCGCACGCGCCGAACGCGCGGAGTGCATCAAGTTCGTCAACAGCTTGAACACCACAGTGGGCAAAGCGCTCGAAGAAAAGCGCGGTCACCTGTAACAAAAAAAACCCCCAACCTGTGAAGGCTGGGGGTATCAATGGCTTCTGCAAAAGAAGCTCACGTTGGAGAGACACCCATCGTGATCAGTCCAGACCAAAACCTCGGTGGGCATACGGACTCTTGCCCTTCATGCCCTCCACAAATTTCTTTTTGGCCTCTGGATTGTCTTGCATGTACAAATAGGCTGGGATCAAGGCACCAAGCCCAGTCATCGGAATGCTTGCAGCAGTCCCCATAAACGGTGCAGCAGTACCCGCAACGGTGCCAGCAGCAGACAGCGCAGCCTCGGCAGGCTTCTTCTCTTGAAGGCGGTTGTACACATCGGCAGCACCTTGCCCAAGGTTGAAACCAGTCCACCCACCCATGACAGGCCACTTGGCCAAGTTGCCATAGTGTCCAAGCATGCCTAGAGCGCCCTGCAAGCGCGTTGGGGGCACAGGTGGTGCCACAGGCTCAACTGGCACGTTTGGAGCGCCACCAAAGCGCGGAGAAGGCCCACGGCCAGCACTTTGGGGAATCAGCAGGTTTGCACGGTTGGGATCAGGGCGCATCTCAGGCGCGATTTGACGGATCTTGTCCTCGGCAGCCATGGCCGCACGCTTCATCTGATGCGCTTCGGCTTGATCACGGGCTTTGAGTCCCACATCGGTGTAGCGGCCTTCGGCGTCCTGCGAAGCGATCCAATTCTGCGTCATGCGGCCACCAGCTGGCTCACCAGTCAAGGGGCCTTGTGCGGGTGGCAAGCCTTGATCGGCAGCACCTTTGGCCGCCATGAAGTCTTTGATGACGTCAGTGGGCGATTTGCCGCTTTTCAGGTCTTGCATGACCGAAGGGTAGTTCTTGGCCAACTGCTCCACAGCATCGAATGCCAAACGGCCTTTGGCCAACGTGGTGGCAGCACCTGCCGCACCAGCTGCACCAGCTGCGCCTGTGGCCAGCCCTGCAAGCGCACGAGGCACGCGAGTGGGCTCCGCTGACTCAGCGCCAACCTCTTCGCTGACTTCGGGTGCAGCAGCAGCTTCGGGCGCTGCGGCTTCTTCAGCAGGCTTGGTGGAAACCTTTCCAGTCACAGGCGGCAATTCGCCACCATAGAACTCGGACACCTTGAGCATGTGGTTGATGGTTTCATCGGGCAACACGTTCAAGTCACCAGACTCCAAAAACTTTTTGCGCGTTTCGGTACTGGTGTTGTAGGCGGCCAAGACTTTGTACGGATCGTTGCCGATTTTCTTGTCCGACATGATCTCTTTGAGCAAGGTCATGCCGCCTTCGATGTTCTCATCCAGATCGTTCGCGTCAACCTTGAGCGACTTGGCTGTGTCGGGCATGAGTTGCATCACGCCCTTGGCACCCGCCTTGGATGTCGCCTTTGGGTTGAAGCCGCTTTCAGCCATCACCATGGGCAACACGAAGTCGGGGTTCAACCCGTGGCGCTCCGCAGACTCGGCCACCTTCAGCGCGATGGCAATTTGATCATCGGTCAGTTTGGACAAGTCCATGGGAGATCCTTATTGGGGTTGCTGTTGTGCGCGTGCAGCTTGGATGGCACGCAGGCGCTCAACCATCGAACCGGATTGCGTGTTGGCCGCTGCTGCTCGTGATGCGTTGGCTGTGGCCTGTGCGGACGCTTGAGGCTTGTACCAGCTTGGTGTCGCCTTCAATGCGTTGGCCTTGGCCAGCTCAGCCGCTTCGTCACGATATTGGTTTTCCAGCGCACGTGCTTCGGGCGACGTGAGCATGCGACGTGCAGGCACATTGCTTTCGACGCGCAGGTTGTGGCGGTCCAAATCGTGTTTGGCCTGCAATCCCATTTGGTCGATGATGCCAACAAAGCCAGCCTGCGAGTTGCCCAAGTTGGGCGACTGCATTGTGTTGAGTTGTTGGAATGCGTCGGTGGGGTTGACGTTGGAGCCACGCAAGTTGACTTCCAAACGAGCCAAGCCCTTGATGAACTTGTCGGCCTTGGCGCGAGTTTGTTCGTCGGCGTTCTTGAGCTGATCCATGGCGGCAGCGGTCAAGCCTTCGACGGCTGCCTGCGTGTTGCCTGGGTTCTTGTCCAAGAACGAGCGCAGCATCGACACCGCATCGCCATTCTTGAAGAGCGAGAACATGGGGGCCAGCTTGGGATCGACAGCCAGCGTGCGCAGGTATGTCAAATCGTTCAGCAAGTTGTCCGAGCTGCGTGCTGCGAATGCAGACTTTTGCTCTTCGTTCATGCCAGCTGTGGTTTGTTCGCGTGCGTATGCGGCCACAGCGTCTTGCTTTTCGGCCACGCCCATCGATGCCCACTGCTCTGGCTGAATGTCCTTGGGACGCGCAGCATTGAGCTTTTCCAAATAGCCAGCGACTTGATCTGGTTTGGGCTCTGCGATGGTGCCTTTGAAGATCGGATCTTTCAAGATCAAGTATGGATCTTCGGCTGCTGCACGTTGACCCGTGATCTCTGTGTTCACGTTGGTGCTGCGTGTGCCTGCTTCTGTCGATGCGGCACCATACTGCTTTTCCAAGCCAATCGCCAAAGGTGATGTGGGGTCCAGCTTAATGATGTCCTGCACCTCGCTCACGGGCATGCCCTTGGCTTTCCATGCGTCGTGTGCTTCTTTCTGAGCCACGCGCTGTGACAGCGGCAATTGACCCGCAGCCACCTCGGCACGCATACGGGCAATCGTGGGGGCAATAGCGCGTTGGGCTTCAACGTTCTTGCCAAGCTCTTGCGCTGCGCTGCCCAATGACGCGACAAAGCCGCCAAGCTGTGGCTTCGCAAATGCTGCTGCGATGTTCCACAGGTTTGGCTGCTCGTAACGCTTCTCAAGCTGATCGGCCAAGTCCTCTTGCGACTTCAGCATGCGCTCATAGGCGCTGGTGATGTAGGGATGCTCACCAACACCAACGGGGTTGACTTTCGCAAAGTCAATCGGGCTTTTAATGTTGAAGCTCAGCGGTGACGTTTTTTCAACTTCATCTGGTGTCATGATTTTTCCTTATGGTGCTTCGCCGTAATAGCCGCCCATTTGATCAAGAACATCTTGCTCAGTTGGGGATGGTGTTGTGTCGTAAGTGTCTTTGCCTTGGTTATACAAGTAATCATTCACTGTTTGACCAGTTTCTGTGTTGGTGCTGTTGCCAATGTCGGTCAAGTTGCCCAAGCCACTTGTGAGCTTGTCATATGCGTTGGAGATGCCAGAGCCAGCAGCAGAGAACAAGCCGCCCAAAGAGCTTTGGCCAGTCATTTGCTGGAACAAGCTCTTGCCACCAGATGCAGGCTGTTGGAACAGCGCACCCAAGCCAGAACCAACAGATGCCATCGCAGCCAGTGGCGATGTTTCCGCTGTTTGCACAGTGCTTGTTGGGATGTTCTGGCCAGACATGAGGCCAGACAACGTGGACAAGGTCGTGAGTGGGAAGTTCTGTTTGTTCTGAGCAATCGTTTGCTGTTGACCGCCAAGTGTGGCCAAGGCGTTGATGTCAGCCAAGCTCAGTGCTTGATTTGTACCTGCCAAGTTGCCTTGTGCAGTGCCAGCTTGTGTCAATGCTTGCTGACCTGCGGTTGTCAAGTCGCCAGCAGATTTGCCCATGGTGGCTTGCAATTGGTTTTGCGTGCCAGCGGCTGTCAGTGCGTTCTTGTACGCATCGTTCAGTGCATTGAATTGCGCATTGGTGATGTCGCGGTTGGCATTTCCGATGGTTTGGCCAAGCACTTCAGCGCCGCGCTTCGAACCAAACTGGCCTGATCCAACAGCACCTGCTGTGGCGTTGGGGGCCAAGTTCATGCGAATGTTGCGTGCGCCCAAGTCGCCCAAGTTGTTCACCACGGTTTGGGTGTAGGGGTCCATGTACTGACGCGCCAACTCCGCAGGGCTTGTGCCTGCCGTTTGGAAGTAGGGAGTGGCTGCCGTCAGGGGTGAAGGCGTCGCAGCAGCGCGGCCAAGTGTTTGCTCAGCAGCAGTCAGCGTGGGCTGGTATGCCGCAGCCTTGTCGGCCACCTGATTGAAGGCCATCTCTTGCAATGGCTGAGCGCCAACGAACTGAGCGTTCTTGGCAGCCTGCGTGCCAGACGTGGCAAGGTTGGACAGGTAGTCGGTGTAGTAACTCGGCGCTTGCGTTGCCGTGGTTGCGCTGGATTGCAGTAAATTTGCCATGCTTAGCCTTTCTTGCCCATCTTGATGTATTCAAGGGGGCTTTTTGCCTTTGGTGGTATTTTAGACGTTGGGGCGCTTCTTTTGTGTTCGCGGACGTTCTTGCGCATTTCGTCCAACAGCTTGGCACCACGGGCGTTGTCACCTTGGCCAAGGGCTGTCACAAATGCTTCGGGCAGCACATACTCACCGTCCGCGATTTGCGCGGGGATGGCGCGGCCACCAGATTTGGCACGCACTGGGATGTGCTTACGGAATTGCTCAAGGGCTTGGGCACCTGCCTTGCTGGAGCCGTCGCCAAGCGCAGCCACGGTGTCCGCATCCACAACGAAGTCACCATGCTGCAACACCGCTGGAATCTCATCGGATTGGCCTGTGCCCTTGCCTGTGGCGTAGTAGCCTGTGTGGCCAGTCACGAACTCAGGCTTGTGGTCCTTGGGGATGTCTCCGTGCAGCGCAGGCAGGCCACCCGTCGCCTTGCGAGGGATGTTGCCCACAATTTGGTTGCTCAGTTGCGTCAGGGGCGTCAGCTGCGCGATCTTGCGCTGGCCACCACCCATGAAGACAGGCTGATTGGTCTTAGTGGTGGCGCTGGTGTAGGCGCTGTTGACCAAGTTGTCCCACGCACTGCCACCGCTGGCCATCTGAGGCACTTGATTCTCAGGCTGGAGGAATGTGCCCGTGGGTTGCTTCTGGCCATTGTTGGTGGCCAATGTTTGCTGCATCTCAGGCGTCAGCGTGTCGTACAGCTGCTTGAGCTTGGCCAACTGGAATGGATCACCTGTGGAGTCGCCAAGCATCTCGGTTGCGCTGATCCAGTTCGGATTGAGCGTGTCGCTTTGGTTTGGGGCCTTTGCGGTGGGCTGATTGGCCGTGGGCGCATTTTGCGCGGTTCCCGAAGTGCCGCCCAAGATGGCATTGGTGATGAAGTTCAAGCCGCCAGCAACTTGACTGCGCGTGGCCAGTGGGTCGTACTTGCCCAAAGTGTTGTCGTTCTGCGTTGCAAAGTTGGTGGGCTGGTTCGTGACCGTGTCGGAAGACAACACTTCACCGTTAGGCGCAGTCCATGTGCCTGTTGCGGGGTCGTATTTGTAATCGCTCATGCTGGCCATGTCGGTGCCAGATGCTTCGGTCAAAGGTGACGACAGGCCGCCAGTTTCAGATGGCACATACGCGCCGCTGATTTCGTCGTAGTAGCCAGGCCCCGTTGCCGTGGTGGCCGTCTCCAACGGGAAGTCCATCTTGATGCTGGGGTCCGCTGCCAGCACGTCTTGCTCCGTGGGGCTTGGTGCGTTATCCCATGCGCTTGGCTGACTCTGTGCCCAATCGGTGAACTGCGTGTCCGTGATGTCTTTTGCTGCGGTGCTGTTGAGGCCACCAAGTGCGCCCATCAGTGCGCCTGTCTCAGCGTCACCACCGGACAGCAAAGCACGTGTTGCACCTGCGGTGGCACCTTGCGCTGCGCCTGCGGCATACGCGCCATAACCTGCTTCAGCGGCAGCAGCGCCAGCAGCTTGCCCAGCCATTGTGCCAGCTTGGCCAATCACATAGGTTTTGCCTGCGGTCAGTGCAGCATCTTCAATTGAAGCGCCCTGTGCAAGCGCAATCGTGCCGTTGGCGATGGCTAAGCCTGCGGGGCCGCCCACTACCATCGCGCCAATGCGAATGGCCGTATTGACTGGGTCTTGCAGTGCCGCCTGCACCGTGTCATCCACGGCACTTGCAACTGGCTTGACGACGTCTTCAACGATGGCTTGGCCAACGTTGTCAACCGCCTTGCCAACGCTCACGACAGCATCTTCAACCTTGGCAAGCGTCTTGGTTACCGCGCTCATATTACTCTCCCAAACTCAAAACGATACGGGTGCCACCATCTTCAGTTCGGTACTCCGTGAAGCCCATGTTGGGCAGCGGAGGGTTTTTGGCGATGATGTGAAACAGCTTGCTAATCGCTGGATCATTGAACTCGGTGACGGCAATCTTCAGCCCAAGGTCATTGCGTGCCCACACGCAGAACTCGCGGCTGTTTTCGATGAAGTTGACGGGCGTGTCAGCGTTGAATGCTTTGAAGAATGCCTCGTTGTTTTTGCCCATGAGGACTGAGAACAACGTGTTGCCAATCTTGCGCTGCTTTGCGTTTGGTTGACCGATCTCAGTCATGATGGCAGGAAGCGCCACCTCAAGCGGATAGTCGCTCGTGTTCTTGACTGCAATCGTCACGATTTCAAAGGGGTTCAAGTCCCGTTGGTGGCTGTCAACCAATCCGTCCATTTAGATCTCCAATGACAGCACCGCTGCCGAATAAATGTTGCCCATGCCTGCCGCCAAAGACAAGATGTCACCGACTGGCGCAATGATGTCGCCAGACAAATAACGATCATCTTTTGCGGTGCGGTTTGCAATGCCTCGAACGACGCCGTGATAGTTGATGTCATCAATCATCATGAGTGTTTCAAGCAAGCCACTCGCGCCCATGGTGTGCCCAATGTGCTGCTTGTAACTTGTGGCCACAAAGTCGCTCAACGTGGACTCCAGCGCAGCTTTTTCAGCCACGTTGTTGGACTTGGTGCCAGTGCCATGCGTTTTGACAATGCTGATGTTCTGTGGAATCAAGCAGGACGCCCACAAAGCGCCCTCAATTGCCTTGACAAAGCCTTCGCCACTCTCTGTTTGCCCAATTGCGTTTGGACAAGCCTCAGCGGCTGTGTACGCGCCCTTCAGCTCTGCAATCGGGCTGGTGGCCACACTTGCGCACTCAAACACCGCCAGCGCGGCACCTTGACCAACGTAGAAGCCGTGGTTTTTGTCGTCGAATGCCGAGGGCTTGGTACCGTCCTCTTCGTCTTTTGCGGTCAACGAAGCACGCGCTTCGCCAAAGAACTCCAACACGGAGTTGCTGACAGCGTCTTCCACGGCCAACACCACCACGCGCTTGAAGCCGTAGTGGTTGATGAGCGTTTGCACGTCCATGAGCGCCTTCAGGCTTGATGCGCATGCCGAAGCGTCGGTCACGATGTGGTCCACGGCACCACAGGACTGTGCAATTCGCCCTGCGTACACCTGCGTCAGCGTGAACGGCAAGAACTTGTACTCATAGCTCAGCTGTGTGGGGCCTTTGGAGCGCGGATTGAGGCCAGCGAAGTGGCCATTGCCACCAGCCAAGATGAATGCTGTCTTGCCCACGGGGTTCTCGCGCAACTTCTTGAGCAAGTTGGGGTCCAACACCTTGTCCGCAAGTTTGTGCGGAGGGTAGAACATACCCGTCTTGGCCTTGTTGTAGGTTTCGGGGAACCAATGCACGCGCTGTGGGTATGGAATGTCTTCCAGCAAGTCCACTTGCGTGGCGTGTGCTGTGCGGTAGGCGGTCAAGTAGATCATTTGATCAGCTCCAATGCAGCGGCCACAGACTCAGGGTCTTGGCGCTTGTGTTGCTGGATCAGATCAAACATTTCTTGCACGGTTTCTGGCCGCATTTCCTTTGCAATCTCATCATCGATGTCGAAGATCATGGCCATGTACATGGCGATCATCAGCATGTCCATCGAATCAAAGCACGAATCCACAAATTTTTCGTCCATCGACTCGATGGGCACAAACTCGTGATGCGCAGGGCGTGCCACACGGGCGACGCCGTTCAACAATTCCAAAAAATCAATCATGTCGTCTCTCCAATGCTCATAATCCCGACCATTTGTTCTGCCCACTCCTGCCAAGTGCTGAAGTTTCGGTGGTCTGGTATGCCAGAGTTTACGAAATAACCGATCCCATTCAAAGCATCAACCCAGTCGCGCCATTGAGTTTCTGGAACAGGCTTTGTCAACCCTGAAGCCGAGAAAAGCTCGGTCATCAGGGCGCAATACTGGTCCCAGTTCATGCCGCGAGGGTCGTAGCAAACCATTATGGGTTGCCCGTGCTGCGTTCGTCGCCCATATCGACACTGAGGATCACCTTGCCCATGTAGTAATTGCCACGGACGGTGTTTGATCCAAAACGCAAGCGCATCTCACGACGTTGCTCACGCATGTCAACCTTCAAAGTCGTTGGGCCAAAGGGGTAGGGGTCAGACACTTGATCGGTGTCGTCCGCATAGCCCTTGCCGTAGACCTGCACGTACATCGCCTCTTCCTGCACAAAGTCAGGTTCGACGCGCTCACAGCGGGTCCATTTGTTGTCGCCGGGTTGCGCGGTGGTGGCCACCAAGCCAACCGATTGGCCAATCGTGGGCGTTTCGAAATAGGAATCGATGGCGTTGACGTTGTTGGTGTAAATCTCATCGGTGCCCGACTCGTGCTGCCACATGGTGTAGCCGCCAGCTGAGTTGGAAACGTTTCCACCCCAAATTGGCTTGCGGAACACTTCGGTGAACGTGCCAGCGGAGCGTTTGGCCCCAGGCGCGAAGCCTGCGTCGTACCAAACCTTTTCGCGGGTGTTGTAGATGATGGCGTTGTTGCACTCTTCGCTGTCGCCATGGGGGTAGAACCACCAGATTTCACCGAAGCGTGGCACCTTGGTCACCCACACCTTTTGGCGTTGGGCGTAGTTCATGTTGTCAAAGAAGAAGTTCTGGTTCTGGTTGTTCGGGATCTCTTGGACGGTGCCGTTGTACATCAAGAAGCGGTCGGTGCCGCACCAGTAGAAGATGCCGTCGTACTCGATCACGCACTGGCTGGACATGATGGACGACTGCTGTGTGAGCAAGTCGTACTTCCAGTAGTAGTTGATGCCACCCACGGTGCTTGGTTGGTAGGTGACGCGCACCACCGAATCAAGCGTCCAGAACAGGCCAGCAGGCGACGTTGTGCCGCCGCGCAGGGGTAGCCCCTTGACTACCTTGCCAGAGGCCACATTCGTCTCGTTGGCGTCCGCAGAGGTCCAATCGTTAAAGTTGCCAGCGGAGCAGTTCTTGATCAGGCCATTGTTGCCGTACACGAACAGGTAGGGGTACAGCATGACCACACCGCCCGACACCTGCACGTTGTTGTCGAAGGTCAACGTCACGGTGCCAGATGCGGTGGCATTCTGGTCGATCACCACGGTCCACACGCCACCCACTTCGGATGCGGAGACGATGGTCGAGCCTGTTGGGATGCCTGTGCCCGACACAAGCACGCCTGCACCCATGGCCACGTTGGTCGTGGTGAACGTGATGTTGGGGGAGCCAATCGTGGTGGTACCAGTCGCGGTGAACACGCCGATTGGGTTCAACGTTGTGTCGGTGAACTCAGCGATCAACGGGCGAGTGTTGCGCGTGTTGTCGATATGCTCCAAATTCAAACCTGGGTGTGCAATCAGGTTGTTCGTCCTGCCACCAGTCGAGTCGTAACCAATGTCGAACTGCCACAAGTTTTTGTCGCTTGGAATCCAGTCCGACAATGCGATCACGGTGGCTTGGAAGCCAGAGCCAGTGCCACCCACAGACACGGGCAGCACGCTCAGAACGTCGCCAATCATGTAGCCTGTGCCAGCTGTTGTGATTGTGACCGAAGTCACCACGTTGCCAGAGATCACGATGTCAGCACGAGCGCCGCTGCCGGAGCCGCCAGTCATGGCGACGCTGGTGTAGGTGCCGTCGGTGTACAGGGTGCCTGGGTCTGTGATCTCCACCGCAAACACGCCTTGCGCAATCGTGAACTGCGTTGGACCTGCGCCCACGCCGTCGTCGTCATCGGTGACCCACTGCTCCACGCCATTGTTGTAGCCAGAGATCACGTAGTTGAGCCCGTCTTGAGCGCCCATGATCATCCCACGCGAGATGTTGGTCGCATTCAAGAAAATGCCACGGTAGCCGCCAATCTTGCGCGGCAGTCCGTTTTGGAAGCGCACCCACTTGCCATCCACGTAGGAAGGCGCGGCAAGCTGCGTGCCGTCGCGCTGAATGCCGGGCTTGACTTGGAGGACGGTTACCTTGGCTGTCATTAGAACGACCCGCTTGGAATGCTTGCTGGAACCAACAGGCCAGCCGCTGTCAATGTCATGCCGTTCGCACCCGACACCGCGAATCCAAGCTGGCCAGAGCCAACAAGGTAGACGCCTGTGGAGGTGTCACCGACAAACGTCAGCGATGGGTTGGACGCTGTGCCGTTCTCCAACGTGATCGATGTGATGCCGCTGGCCGATGTTTGCGAGTTGTAGACGTTGGTGCCGTCACAGATCGCAATCACGGTTTGGTTGGGGTCCAACGTGATCGTGGATGCGCCCACCGCGCCCGTGGAGAACGTCAGGTTGTAAGAGCCTGTGGTCTTGTTCTGCAACGAGTACAGCTGCACCGTGGGGGGCAGGATCACCGTGCAGTTGGATGTCAACGTGCCCGTGTACTCTTGGATGATGTTGGCAGCTTCGGCGGCGGTCAGCGTCACCACGCCACCAGTGACCACTTTGGCCAACTGAGTGTAGAAGAACTGAGTGGAGCGGCCATAGCCAAAGGTGTTGTAGCCCGTGGTGCCATTGCTGCAAATGACGAACGATTCGCCAATTTGAAGTTGCACGCTTGCGTCACCGTTGATGGTGTTGGTGCCAGCAGCGTTCACAGTCAATGTGCCAGTGCCGCCGTTGCGGATCATGACGAACCAGCTGCCGCCCACATCAGCCGCAGTGGGCAATGTGAATGATCCTGCGCCGCCTTCCCAAATCAGGAACGATGCGCGGTCAGCGGGGAGCAGCGTGTAGTCCGAGAAGATCAACACGGTGGTGTAGGCTTGGTTCAGCGTTGGGCCGATGGCCATCAAGCCGTAGCCAGCCAGTGTGGCCGCATTGGCAGACGATGTGCCTGCGCCAAACGTCACCACGGTCCACACACCGTTCACGGTGGTGTTGCTGGTCAGGTAGATGTAGTCCGCGATGCCGGACGCAATCGATGCAATCGTGTTGCCGCTGTTGTCGGTCACCGTGAAGGTGTTGGAGCCGATGTTACGGATGATCGTCGCTTCACCAACTGACACCTCTTGCGCGGGTGGCATGATCAAGTTCAAGCCCGTGGTGGTGGCGGTCACCTCAATGATGTTGGCCACCACGTTGGAAGTGTTTCCATTGACTGGCCACTGCAAGGTGGTGTCGGTGCTGATCGTCAAAGACTCATAGCCCACTTGCGATGGGCTGATCGTTTGTCCGGTGTATGGGTTGGTGTAGCTTGTCATGATTAGGAATCCATTGAGACGGCTTGACGGTCAGCAATGCGCAGAGAGTCTTCAGTCTTCAGTGCGTTGATTGCCTCGGTGTACTTTTGCTGGAAGATGGCGCGACTGTCATTCTTCAGGAATGGCATGGCCTGCAACAAGGTGCCATACAGCATGGCGTTGGGCGCGTTTTGCGTCAACCAGTTGGTTTGATTGGCTGATGACAGCGGGGAGATGCGCTCGTAATACAGCACCTGCACGTCAAATGCTTCGCTTGGTGTGGGCGCGAAGTACCAATGCTCGTAATCGGTGTCGGCGTAGTACTTGGGCACGTCGGTCTTCGTTTCGTCGGGCCAGTAGTTGCGCAAATACTCCAGCTTGCGCACATAGATTGGCTGCGCCACACCTGCCACGTTGGCAGTCATCGACACAGTCTTGCGCCAGCGTGCAGGCTTGGCCACGATTGGGTTTTGTGGTGTCAACTGGAAGTCGGCCACGGTCAACTGGCCAAGGGTTTTGATCTCTTGGGCAATTTCAAATTCACACAGGGTGATAAAGGTTGGGATGGCTGCGACCACCGCTGGGTCAGATCGCTCCAAATACTGGAGGACCATGGTGGTCAGCGAGTCATAAGTCATCACCCAAGAAGGGATCGGTGTACTCATATTTGTCCTTTATGACACATGGTCCAATTGTCGCATTAAGCCGACAGCACGGCAAACACTTGATTGATGTGCTTGATGCGGTCATCCAGCCCCACGGTGCCGCCATTGATGATCTTGGTCAGCTTGACCCAGTCCCCATCTTCCGCAATCTCGTTGCACTTGTGCGTGGACCAGAACCAGCCAGCGGTCAGCATGGCGTACTTGGGCGTGGCCACAAGCTCAGGATGTGCCCACAGGTCAACACCCAAGGCTTTGCCAGCTTGGTAGTACGACGTCGCGCCCGTGAGCTGGATGCACCCACGACCACAGAAACGTCCACCGTCGCCCGATGCCTCATCGCGGTTGCCCATGCGGTTGGCGTAGACCTTGTTGGCCAAGGCTTTGCCGTTACGGGCATAGGGTTGGGCGCTCTCAAGCGTTGGGAAGCGTTTTGGCCAAACTTTCATCAGACGTTCAGCCGAATAGCTCAAGCCCTCGGTCAGCGACTTGAAGTGGTTCGACTCGTGCATGCACTGGCCCAAAAATGCTGCCTGCTGGCGAGTGGAAACAATTCCAAAGCGCGTGAAGGTTTCGTTGATCGGCTCCAGCCATTCAAGGCCAATGTGGAGCTTTTGCAGTTGCTCAGCGTTGACCATCAGAGATCCCACCCTTCTTGACGAATGCCATCACTGGTTGGAATTGCATATCCATCACCTTCATTTTGATTGCGCATTTATGGACTCCCTCACTTGGTTGTAGGCGTCGATGCAGGCATTGAGCTGGTTGATGGCGCGATCCCCGTCGGCTGCGATTTGAGCAATAAGTCGGAGAGTCTCTCGGTCAGATTCGGTTTGACCTTGATCCCCACTGACGGTGGCAGCGGGGGTACTTCCGCTGGCTTGTACGCAACTTGAGTTGAGCCGCACCCTGCCAGAAGCAATGGCGCGATCAAGAGCAGTTTGTTTGTCACTGATGACATTGTTGGCCTCCTGTAATGCCGTGGCGTTTTGATTCAGTTTTTCATTCAGCTCACGCTCGGTGGCGCGTGCCTCTTCGTTCTTTTTGGCGATCTCAGCCTGCATCTCGGCGTCGCGCTCAACCCGACCGTTGTGGTGGCCGTAGAAGTACAGCCCAAACAGGAATGCAATGATGATGGCGACGCGAGTGATCATGATTCAGCCTTTGCTGCGGCACGCTCGTTGGCGATGTCTTCGCGGTGGGGGTCAAGGTAGTCGGGCGGGGTGGTGGGTGGAGGCCCAGGCCGCCACGTCTCATCCAACTCAGGATTCTTGAAGCCGTTGAAGTTGAAGTCGAACAAGCCCGATGAAGCCGTAGGCGCGGGGCTAGTACTAGGCGCTACGGCTTGGGGCTGTGGGGGCGCTGCCAGCTTCTCAGACAGGCTCTGGACGCCCTTTTTCGACATCACCCCACCGATACCCCCAACGATCAGCAAAACGATGTCGTTGAGCATTTTGGCGAAGGCTTGATCCATGGGTGCCATGGTCTTGATGGGCTGGGTCACATAGGCCAAGCTGTACAGCATGAAGGCCACGATGCCAGCCAGCACCAAGGTGACGACCACAACCACGAAGCCCCAGATGCGGACTTCGAACTCTTCAGCGGTTAGCAGGCGCTGAGGCTGCTTCGGGTGCTTGTTGAACAGCATTTGGTTTCTCCAGTACGGGGGCAACTAGGTAATCGGGGCAGTCCTGCGTGAACAGGCAGTCAGGGCGTTGGCAGCGCTTTTGCTGCCAGTTCTTTGGATCTTGGCAGTGGTAGCGGTATCGCTCTTCACAGGCCGCCAGAATCAGCAGCAGGCTTAGCAGCAGTAGCTTTTTCATTTGTTTCCTTCAGCTCTTGTTGAAGTTTTTTCATCTTCTTGACTTCGTACCGCACTTCGGCCTGCATCTTCGCGGTGTCCACATAGATCAACAACGACATGGGCAACGCAAAAAACAACACCACGCTCAAGACAACAACTGCGGCAATAAACCAACGCGCGTCTTCACGAGCCATCCGAGCGATAGCACTATGCCCCACATCCATAGAATCACCACCACCACGGCTACTGCTGTTAGCGCCCTGTCGATTCTGTGATGTTTGAGCAATTCGCGTCGCCACTTGGCATCCCTTTGTTCTTTTGCCTTGACAGCTCGTGCAAATTCTTGCGCTTCAACAATCTCGTCATACGTGATCAAGAAGTTCTCGTACATCGACCCAAGGCCCAAGTCCTTCGGGGTTTGATAAATCATCGCGTCCTTGAGCTGCGCAGCCAGTTGCCGCATCTGCCACTCAATTTCAATCCGATCAATCGCACTGTCGGCAACCTTCTCTGTCGTCAGAGATTGCTCTTCAAGTTCCCGACAATGTAATTTCAGCTCACGTATCGCTTCGAAGTAGACCTTCAGGTTGTTGCAAATCTCATGCACCGCACGCGCTTGAAACTCTTCATAGGTCAGCTCTGGCTCAGGCTCCCGTTTTGTTTTGCGAGTTGGCGCACTAGGTTGGGATACTGCAACTTGAACTGGCGCTGCTTGTTGTACTCGTCCCGCATCTTTCTTAGTGCTGGGCTGCAATAAACCCTTGATCCATCCCCACAGTCCTGTGACCTCTTTGTAGATTGCTTGAGCATTTTTAATCCCGCCTTCTACCGTGGATTTGAACTTGTCAATTTCAGCCTTCCCGTCACGAAGCATTTCGCACCCGCTGCGTATAGCAGTGACTGCGCTTTGCGCCATGAGAAGAAGGCTGATTGGATCCACATCTTAGAGGCCGAATAGCTTCTTTGCGAACTCAGCCGCCACGCCTGGGCCAAACAACTGCACCACGATCACGATGTACAGCAAGTACTCAATCTTCGTCATGCGCTTGTCGCCAGAGGTCAGTTGACCATCGATGCGGCTGTACCGTTCGGCGCAAATTGCCTCATGCACTGCCAATTTGGTCTCCGTGCTATCGGACATGCAAGCCTCACTCAGTTGGTGGTTGATCAACTGGTGGTTTGGCGGCGCGTGCCACCTCCGCCTGCAATGCCTGAATCATTTGGAACACCTCTTCGTATGGGCGCTTGCCCAAGTACCCGATGATGCCGTTCAACAGTTGAGCTGAAATTGGAAACGTTTCCATTTAAGCCCCCAACACTGCGATCAACTCTTCCACGGTAGTGGCGGCATTGATTGCAGTTTCCTTGGCGTTGCATGCAGCCACGGTGTCAGCGCGCTCGGTGGCGACTTCAGCAGGCAGTTCAATACCACGCTCAAACTTGCGAATCACCATCCAGTCGGTAGCTGCCAGCACGGAGCCTGCAATCGACTTAGCTTGGCCAACGAACTGAGCTTTGAGGCCGTCCAAATCTTTGGCTGTGCCGCTGTAGCTGGCTTCCACCACGTTGCCAACTTCGTTGACACGGTAGTTGGGGCCGCTAACCCAATAGAAGCGATCATCGGGGCGTGTGCCTTCGATGATTTCCCATACGCCAGCTTCCAACTTTTCGGATGGGCTGCTGGTGCGCAGGAAATTGCTGGAATAGTGCTTGTCACCGACGCTGAAGGCAACGTCCATTTGCAAGACTTGACGCACTGCGCCATTTTGTACGACCGCGAAGCTCATGTGTTTTCTCCTTAACGAGCGTTTGAGTATTTGAAAGGGTTCTCGGCAAAAGCCGCGAAGATGTATGTTGCGCCACTCACGTTGCCGATTGTTGCGCCGCGCATTTTGAAGCCGTTTGAAAGATAGTCAGCAATGTTATATCCCGTGTCTTCTGCACTGCTTAAATCGGCATACAAGCTGTGATATGCCAAGTTGTATGGGTCACGCGAAGTATCCACGATTGCCCAATCACTTGTGCTGTCGGTGCGTTTCCACATAATCCAACGTGGCCTAAACCCACAATACACAAACGGGCCGTCAGCCGAGCCGTTACCTGTGTATGAACCAAACTTGCTGTAGCCAGCAACCTCTGCCCAGCAGTAGGCGACATAGGTGTTGCTCACGGAGCCATTCACGTCATTGCCATTGCCAACGGTGAAAACAGATGACGTTGGAGATGTGTTGTTCCACCATGCAGCTCCTGCTGTTGCTGCAATCGTTCCATCCAAATACAAGACATTGGTTGCGCCTGTGCTTTTCGTGTACACAGCCCAATGGTTTGCGTTGTTGCGGCCTTTGACAATGATCATGGAAGGCGCAACACCAAGTCCATGCCCAACAGTCGCACCTGCAACGGCATTACCTGTGTAAGTCACAATGCTGAAGCCAGCCGTCGTGTTCGCATTCACTTGGCTTGTGATTGTGCCGCTGGTGTTTGCCACAGCAGATCCGTTGGCTTTCCATTGCCAACCAATGTAGGAATAGCCAGAATAATTTACCTCGTTGCCTGGGGCGACTTGCGTGATAGTGAAGCCGTTGGAAGCAAATGCAAAGTTTTGATATGCACTGTTAAAGCCTTCAGCGCTGGTTCTGTTGGTGATCAAATCAAGCGCAGCTCCGCCGCCACGAACGCTATCCCAAACGTAATTGTCGCCAGACAAGTTGCGCATTTTCAGCCACACTAAATCTGGTGCAAACCCATTTGAGTTTGCTACTGTTTGTGTGGTGCCATTACCCGTGTATAGCGTTGCCGCCATGTACTGCGCACCCAGCTTGATTGTTGGGTCGGGCAGATTGGTGGCGCACAGTGATTTGAACCCTGTTGGGGGTGTGTAGCTGAAAGGACGTTGACCGAAGTTGGCGTTCCACGTTTCGGCGTATCCGTTAACAAACACAAACACGCCAGCAGGCAGCGAAGTGAATGTTGGGTTGGTTCCGCCAGATGGATTGCCTGTTGTGCCGTTGCTTGCGTCATACCATGTGTTGTTTCTGCCCACCCATGCGCGACCATTTGCAGGGTCAACAGCAATTTGAACAACGTCACCCGCAGTCAGCGTGTAGCCAAGAGAACCAGACACAGAGCCGTTGCGGTTGATGTACGCAAAGTTTGATGAGTACAAGTCCCATGCGCCAGCAGTGTTGTACGATGATGCAGAAAGACTGAAGCTGGCTGTAGCAAGGCCAAAAGCAGCAGAGACTGTCGCGGCATTGGTTGTCACACCAACAGTCGCCTCTGCGTACCAAAGACCACTATCAGGGATAGCAAATGTGCTACGACATCCGCGTTCCGCTGCGCCCGTTGTTTGTGTCAAGTTGCCGTTGGATAGCGTTGCTTGGTTGTCCAGCGGATTCAGCGTGGCATAGTTCCCACGAGTCACCGCAGTGGTGTCAGTGGTCGTGCTGTAGCCCACCCAAGGCGTTGGAACGTCCAACATTGAGTCGTAGGTGGTGCCAGCAGTCAAAGAGATGTTGTTGGCTGTCCAGTTGTTTGCGTTGCCGCTGTAGTCGTAGCCAAGAGTCGTGGTGCTGGTGTTGTCCTTGAAGTTCAAGTAGAACCCGTTGGTGCCGTATGTGCCTGTGTAGGCCATAGGCACCCAAGCACCCGTGAAGGCATCGGTTGTGCCGAAGCTGGACGGAGTGAGTTGCTGACCATCAACAAAATTGATTTCGGTCATGTACCCGTCAAAATAGTTGAAGCCCCATGATGTGCTTTGATACCCAATAGTATGCGCAACTGCGGTGTTCATCAAGAAAGAAAAATTCTGCGGAATTGCTGTTCCGTATGTTCCCGATATTTGAGAGCCATTGACATACAGCTTCACACGATCTGTGCTAACTGCTTGAGTTGTATCAACGGAAACAATTATGTGATACCACGCAGACGGGTCACGATACACGCCGTTTGACGTAATCCAATTGCCACCATACGAGCGTATGGTCAGTTTGTCTGACGTGTCAAAGTTAAGGCACAGCGTGTAGTCGTTGAGGGTGTTGCCGCTCATAAACAGCACTGGATACCCGCTAGTTAAGGTGCCTCGCTTAACCCATCCAGACCATGTGAACTTCTGGCTGTTTCCAGCAACAGAAGGGGTACGGTTGTAGTAGGCGCTTGCTGAAGCGCGAAAGCGGCTTGAGCGGCTGATAGGGTCAGGCACTCCAGCCACGGGCCAAGCGTTGTTGCGAATGGCCGCAGCTTGCTCGTTGAGCTTCCACACCCCAGAGGCCGACTGCTGAGTCGGCGTAAGTGGTGTTTTGCGGATCAGTTTTCCTGAGTATTGGGTCATCTCTTGTCCTTAACGTGCGCGAGAGATTTGGAATGGGTTTTCGGCAAAGCAGGCGTAGATGTAGGTGGCTCCGTTGATGTTGGTCGAGTTGCCTCCCGCATTTCTTGCTTTAAAACCGTTCGACAAAATATCAATTTCATAATTTGGCGTGAACGACGATTCGGCAGATGACAAGTTTGCCGCAAGAGGAAATGTGCATACGTTGTATGTCATTCGACTTGTGTCATACATCACCCAATCGTAGTATGCACCACCAGTAGACGAGCATTTAATCAACACAAACCGTGGCCTAAACCCGCAGTACACAAACGGCCCATCAGCAGACCCGTTGCCTGTGTATGAGCCAAACTTTGAGTAGCCAGCGACTTCTGACCAGCAGTAGGCGACGTAAGTTGTGCCATTCTGGTTAATGGTGGCTTGCGTGCCAACACTAAACACAGAAGAAGTTGGTGGCGTGTTATTCCAAAAATCCAAAGCGCCAGCATAGCCTTTGGCTCCAGTTGTGTTGAGAGTCACGTAATCTGTACTAGATGCTGTGCCGCCAAACGCCGACGTCCATACGCCCCAAGCGGTCCCAGCTAATGATCTACTTTTAACAATCAAAAACTTCGGCGCAACACCCAAGCCATGGCCAACCGTTGCCGCAGAGGCTGACCCTGTGTATGTCACTACACTAAATCCAGCCGTAGCATTCACGCTCACTGTGCTGGTGATAGAGCCATTGGTGTTGGATGATGTTGTGTTTCCAGCTTTCCATTGCCATGCAACCATAGTTGCACCGTTGTAATTGCTTTCTGACGAATAGGCGTTACTAACGGTAAAGCCTGTTGAGGTAAATGATTGACCAGTCCAGTTGGTGTTTTGTGCCGCCGTGGAGTCAGAGTTAAGGCCAGAATTTGCCCCACGAATTGCGTCAAACAACACATGAGAAGCAACTGCGCTTCTGGTTTTGTGCCACGTTAAATCAGGTTGAAAGACGCCGTTACTAACGGTTTGACTTCCACTGTTGCCTGTGTAAGTCACAGCCGCCATGTACTGAGCACCATTGTTGATGTTCACCGATGGCAGGTTCTGCGTGTTCAGCGCCTTGAAGCCTGTGGGTGGCGTGTATGCGAAGGGGCGTTGACCGAAGTTGGCATTTAAAACACTGTTTGTGGTTGTGTTTCTAATTGCTTGAGCAAAAGGTGCAATTGTTGCAGGCAGACTAGAAAATGTATTTCCAGTTCCAGCAGAAGGACTGCCAACCCATGTGCCGTTTTTACCAATCCACCCTTTACCAGTAGACGCATCAACAGCAATCATTGCAACATCACCAGCAGCAAAAGCACCTAATCCTGATGCCGTAACAGTACCGCCGTTAGCTCGGTAATTTCCATCGTCAGAAATCCACCACGTGTTTGCTAGGCCGCGAGTTGAGCCACTTAACCCGCTAATGACCACGGAGGCATCTTGGATACCCGCACACAAATAGCCAGACCCGCTAGTAAGTGTTGTAAAGGTTTCTTCCCAATAAAACTGTCCAGACGATACCCCGATTGAACCAGCAAGTTGCGCACCAGTGCTATCGACAGAAGGTGATGTTAAGGTCAAGTTGGCATTGGTCACAGTACCAGTTCCGCTGCCAGCCAATGTCAGAGGATTCAAAACAGCATAATTCCCACGCCCAGTCCCACCGTTGTCGGAGTTCGTTGGGGTGTCCAACATCCAGTCGTAGGTAACACCAGCCGTTACCGAGATGTTGTTCGGTGTCCAGTTGTTACCGTTGCCTGAGTAGTCCTTGCCGAGCGTGGTCGCAGTAGCGCCACTGTTGTCAGCAAAGGTCAGGTAGAAGCCGTTCGTACCGTAGGTGCCACGGTAGCTCAGTGGTTGCCAAATGCCGTTGCCGTCAAACGCGCCGAAGCTAGATGGTGTCAGGGCTTGGCCGTCGATGACGTTAAACTCAGCAAAGTATCCGTCATAAAAGTTTGATGGGATGTTGTACGCACCAACGCAAGCAGTCCATGTGCCAGAGTTAGGACACAAAAACCCAAGATTTCCTGAGTTCTGTGCCATGTAAGTTGCTGTACTGAAAGCGGTGATTTGCGCCCCGTTGACGTACATTTTTAGTCTGTTGGATGCGGTCGCTTGTGTCGTGTCCACAGCAACAACAATGTGATACCAAGCAGACGGATCACGAAAAACTTGCGTAGTGGTGAGTTGGCAAGTCAATGAACCAGATGCGTAATTCTGAGCGTTTAAGGTGTTGTCAGACCCAAAATAAATTGCCCAAAAATTTGACCCGTCAAATCTGTTGGACAACAAAATTACAGAAGAGCCAAGCGCGCCACGCTTAGTCCAGAATGAATATGTTTTGATGTAAGCCGTATCAGCAGGGCTAGAGCCTCCAGTGTAAGACCGTAGGAAATAAGCAGACGCACTAGAACGCAGACGGACAGAGCTACCAATCACTTGTGGCGTGATTGATGACGAGTATTGGAAGTCCTGCTCAAGCGTCCACACGCCCGATGCCGACGACAAAGTTGGCAAGGTAGGGTTGGCGGTAATGACGCCGCCGAGGTAACGCTGAGACATGCTTCAATCCTCTTAGCTGTTGATTTCTTCCCAAGACGCAGTCACGGTCAAGTAGTTGGCTGTACCAGCGGTTGCACCGATGGACTGGTTTTCCAACAAATAGAACGTGGTGGTCTTGTCAGTGACAACAAGTGTAGCGTTTGCGGGGACCGAGATGGTCGATGCAATGGGGTACGCAGTGCCACCCAAGGCAGCCTGAGAGTAGATGTTGATCGTGATGTTGGCCGCAGTGGTGCCGTTGGTGTTCGCAACCACGATTGAGTTGATTTTGTACACCTTGCCGCTTGCAGCAGCGTTGCTTGCCACCGACGTCGCGGACGTGGTACTCAGCGCGGTTTGCGACGAGTTGCCGTAGATGGTCGTGACGTTGACGATGTTTGGATTTGCCATTTTTTAACCTCCGAAGATCATTGCCATGGCAATGGATTTGCCAGTTGAGATACCTGTGCTTGCGGCCCAAGTTGGAACACCGCCAGCCAACGTCAGGACGTATCCGTTCGTGCCTGCGGCAAGGAAAGTTGTCGCACCAGACGACGATTGGTATGGCACCGAGCCAGCCGCGCCGCCTGCCAAGTTGGTTGCTGTGCCCACGGTGATGGACGAGCCTGCGGACCACTGAGGCGCAGTGCCGCTGGATGTCATCACGTAGCCGCTGGCGCCAATGCCGAGCTTGCTCAGAGTGGTGGTGCCAGATGCGTAGACAACGTCACCTGCGGTGTAGCTGGACAAGCCAGTACCGCCGTTGCCAGCCACCAAGGTGCCAGCCAAGGTGATGGTGCCAGACGTGGTCACAGGGCCGCCAGAGGTCGTCAAACCTGTGGTGCCACCCGACACATCAACACTGGTCACAGAGCCTGATGCGCCTGCTTTGGAGGCCAACAGCTGCACAGTGCCACCGCTGTCTTTGTAGTACAGCTTGCCGTCTGCGTAGTTCAGCGCCAGCTCTGCGCCCGAAGAGGAGCTGATCAGATTCGACGCAGAGGGCACATTGGTCGCAGTGCCGCTGGCGTAGATGAGGATTGGGGTGTAGCCTGTTTGTGCCATTAGAAGGAGCCTCCAGAGATGCCAGCCGTAATTTTGCCAGTAGATGGGTTGATTGTGGGACCAGATGCCACTTGCAATGGGTAGTTTGCAGATGACGAGCCTGTGATCAACGGGATGTAAAAGTCAGAGTTCGATGAGGTTGCAGTCACGCCCACGTTGACGGCATTTGTCGCGGTACCCACGGTCAAGCCAGATGGTGCGCTCCACTGCGGGGCTGTGCCGCTGGACGTCATGATGTACGACGACAAGCCAATGGCCAACAATGATGTCGCACCCACGCCTGACTGGTAAGGCATTGAACCTGCCAAGCCACCTGCCAAGTTGGTCGAGGTGGTCGCAGTGGAAGCGTTTCCACTGATGCTGATCCCCCAAGTGCCCGTGGCATTCGTGCCAGATGTCGAAGGTGCGCCCACGTCGGTGTACGAAAGCACCACGGTGCCTGTGTAGCCGTTGACCGATGTCACCGATTCGGTGTTATCGACCTTTTGCCATGCGGTGCCATTGAACACCGCCCAATCGCCCACCAACCAGTCGGTGATGCCGTCCAAATTGGTGGAGCCTGCCACGTTCACGACGTAGTAGTAGCCCTTGGTGCCCACGCCGGAAGCCAGTGCGGGGCTGTTGGTCGAGGCATTCCATGTGCCTTGATAACTCAAAGCGCCCAAGATAGACGCAGGCAATTGCGACAACGGCACAGTGCCGCCGCCATCAAGTGTGGCCACACCTCCAGCCAAGCCCTTGTCCGTCAGCGCGGACGATGGGATCGAGATGCTGGTGTTGGTCACCGAAGTGATTTGGCCCTGCGCGTTGACCGCGAACACGGGCACAACGGATGCGGAGCCGTAAGTGCCACCAGTAACACCCGTATTTGCGATGGCAACGGTCACGGCTGTTGAGCCGTTGTAGCTAGTGCCACTCAAGCCTGTGCCAATGGTCAGCGCCTGCGATGCCGTGGCCGTCACAGTGACGGAGCCACCCAGCGACACGGACGAGCCGTTGATCGTGATCGACGAGTTGGTCAGGCTGGCGTTGCCAATGTTGGTCAGCGAGTTGTCAGAACCGCTGATGACCTTGTTGGTCAAGGTTTGGCTGCCACTCCAAGTGACCACCACGTCGGTGTCCACGGAAATAGTTCCAGTCGATGTGATGGGGCCGCCAGTCAATCCGAGGCCAGTTTCAATCGACGTGACGCCTGAGCCTGTGGTGATCGAGCCCCACACGTTGTTTGCGAAGCCTTCGAACGTGCCAGTCTGCGAGTTGTAGCGCAAGGTGCCGTTGCTGGGGCTGCCGCCGCGCTCGGAGGTGTTGCCGATGGGCAGCACGATGCCCTCAGCGCCTGGCAGTGTCGCATTGTCCACAATCGCCAGCGTTGGGTTGCCGTTGCCGTTGCCATTGGCCACGCTGATTTGGTTGGCGGTGCCCAAGATCTGCACACCACCCACGGTGGAACCATTGCGCACAGCCATCAGGCCAGTGCCACTCAGGTTGGCCACAGCTGCGGCAACGCCTGTCAGGGCAAATGTTGGGTTGCCTGCCACGCCGTCGCCGTCAACAACTTCCAAGCCAGCGCCATCGACCACCAAAGAACGGGCCGTGACGGCATTGGAAGCTGTCTTGGCCACGATACCATTGCCAGCCACTTCAAGGCTGCCAGAAGCGCCATTCAGCACGATCTGGAGAGTGGATTGAGCGCCGCCGTCAGTCAGGCCCACACCCGTGCCACCAGCCAAGCGTCGGCTGTTGGGCAAAGTGGGCTCTTGGTTGAGCGTCAGGAAGGTTTGAGTCTGGCTTGGTGAAGCTGCAATCGCGCCCGTGGTCGTTTGAACGGTCACACCGTTTTGCACGATGGGAACCAGCTCATCCCCAGTGATTGCGCCAGCGGTAGGTAATTGGGTGATGGTTACGTTGGCCATTATGGACTCACATTGAGGTTGTCAAGGTTTCCGTTGTTTTCGGGCGTCTGTGTGTTTTGCTCAGGCGAGATCACATATTGGTTGTTATTGTCGGTGATTAGGCTGTTGTCTTCAACTGCCACAGACACGTCGGGACGTGGGAAACGAAGGGTGATCCGTTCTGTCTTGCGTGCAGGCAGACGGTACGGGTCGAGCTGATCCGCGCAGCCTTGCTGGCACACCCGCAGGCCTGGGAAATTCGGATCTGGCATTTGCTCCACGATTGGACGCTTCATCTTGCATCTGTCGCAGACGAAGATCGCCAGTGAAGCGTTGCCAGTGGTGTCGAGAAAACGAGGCATGCTTACCTCGTGTACACGCTGATGTTGGGAGCGTAGTAGATCGGTGAACGATCACGGTTTTCGCTCTCAGCCAAAGTCATGGCCTTGGTGGCTTGGCCTTCCAAATACTGGATGCGTGCCATGTCCACCGCAGGCAGGATCATCGACATTTGATGAGCCAAGCTCAACTGAATGGCTTGGTTCATGTACTGAGGGATTTCGATCTCGCCACTCAAGTCGCCCACGTCCATGACTTGGCGCGAGTACCACACCGTCATTTGATAGAACGCATCTTGTGGCGTTGGCCACAGCGTGATCTTCGCTTGAGGGATCGTGCGGTTCAGCCAGTATTGGAACGGCTGATTGGCGGTGAAATTCTTGTTGGGCAAGTTGGTGTAGTCGTCGCGGTTCAGGCGCGACATGGTGATCTCTGTCGAGTTCACGCCAAAGTACAGCTCACGCAGTGCGAGTGTGGTGCCATCGGTGGCGACCATGCGGTAGTACTGCACGTCCGCGCCTGGGTCGATGTCCTGCCACACCCATTCCTGATCGGTCACAGCCACGTTGGTGCCCGTGTACAGCGTGTTCCATGTGGTGCCATCCAAAGAGCATTGGAGGGTGTAGTTCCACACCGCCGAGCCACCGCCAGCGATGTAGGGCATGAAGCCGATGGAGCCGATGTACTGCGCGTTGTTGGTGCCATAGGTGATGGAAATGTTTCCATTGGGCGCTGTTTGCTGGCAGTAGGTCTGGATGTCGTTGTCGTACACGTTGGCCACCACGCCGCCAGCGGACGATGTGTAGTCGCCAGAGGGTCGAGTCATCCAACGGTAGAGCGCATTCAGCACGTCGTTGCCACCCACGGGCAGCAAGTATTCGTACTGGTTGGGTGTCAAGCCATAGACCTTCTTTTCGATGGCCCAATAGTTGATGCCCTGATTCAACAGGTCGCTCAAAATGAAGTACAGGGCCTGCTTAGCGCCCTGCACTTGCTCCACCGACAGCTCTTCAGCCAATTTGCCCGACATACGGGCACCTTGGTCGATGAACTGTTGAACGGTGACGACTGTTTGGCCTGTTGTTCCGCTGTACGCCATGGCGTTTCCTTACCAACCTTTGAGGTTCTGGAAGGGCATTTTACCGCCCTCTTGCTTGCGCACCTTGCCGCCATCACGCTTGCCCATGGGCTTTTTCGATGCCTCTTTCGAAGCACGCATGCTGGCCAAAGAACGTTCGATGCTTTCCATCGCGGCACGCTCTTTTTCGGGGTCACGACGTGGCACCACGGGTGCTTTGTACTGGCTGCTGGTTGGTTTGTAGTTGCGAATCGCATCACGCTCAGCTTGCGTCCAGCCACGTGGGCGTGCAGGCAAGCCAGCCTTTTGACGGGCTGCGTAAAAGTCCTCATCGCTGTCGTAGTTCATGGGGTTCAAAGAACCGCCCACGGCCTTTTTGACGGGCGCAGCACGCTTGGTGCTGTACGCAATGGCCACGGCTTGCTTCACTGGCTTGCCAGCTTTGACTTCGGTGGCCACGTTCTTTTTGAACGCCTTGTCAGATTT